CCACAAGCCACACTCACTGTAAAATCTAAAAACTTTCCAGGAGCTGGATTTGATAACACTGCGTCAGGAGATACCGTACGCACATCCACTTCACCCGTTGAGACTTTTACCAATCAGTTGTTTCTAAGATCTCGCGGTAGATCTTTTGCACTACGAATAGAGTCCTCGACCCTTGGTACACGTTGGAAACTTGGAAGTCCACGCATAGATGTACGACAGGATGGGAGACGATAATGTCATCAAATCAGATTGCACCACCTAGACTACCGGAGGCACCAGCCGAGTATTCTACGGCTTATATGCAGGACTTGTTGAGGGCGCTTGAGACATTCATCGCACAAGAGCGCAACCCTGGAGAGTTGCGTGGTACTAAAATTACGCTGACTAATCTGCCAACAAGCGCAACTGGACTTGAAACAGGCGCTCTGTATAATGACAGTGGTACTGTGAAGGTGGTGACCTGATGGGACTATTTAGCAAACTTACAGATGCAATAAAAGATGCCGCCCCAGTCATTGGTGGTGTCGTTGGCTTTGGTCTTGGTGGACCTGCTGGTGGCGCTTTGTACGCGGCTCTCGGATCAGGGATCGGTGGATTGGTAGCAGGGCAAGATGTTGATGAGGCTTTGAAAACTGCTGCAATTGGTGGAGCATTGGGGTACGGTGCCGGCAAGATGTTTCCAGGGTCTTCTGGGTTTTTACGGGAGGCAGCAGGTCTTCCTACTGTTGTTAATACTTCTCCAACAAACCTTCCACAAGGTTTTGTCCAAGGTGTGGATTCTGCTAAAGATTTTGCGGTGGCGCCACAAAACGCTGCAACTCAAGCATTAAATGATCCATCATTATTTGATAAGGCCCTTGGCTTTGCCAAAGAAAACCCCTTGTTAACAACAGCGGGACTCGGATCTTTAGCCGCGCTTGGCCTGACAAAGGAAGAAGAAGAGGCACAAGGTTTTAGAAGACCAGAGCCTGAGGGTCGTGTTATAAGCACACCTGTAACTACTTACATGGGTGAGAGACTTGATCTATCAAACCCTGAGGATGTTGCATTGTACACACAACGCAAGGCCGAGGTCCGTGATCCAAGTTTTGAATATCCGGGTGTCCCTAGAACCATGTATCATGGTGGCGAGGTCGAAGGCCCTGGGACGGGCACATCTGATTCTGTCCCCGCGTTATTGTCTGACGGAGAATTTGTAGTAACAGCCAAAGCCGTTAGGGGTGCTGGCGATGGAGATAGGGATATCGGAGCGGCACGTATGTATGATATGATGTCAGAACTGGAGGCGATGGCATAATGGCTACACAAACAGTTGAACAGGTAACTAGGCTACCTGAGTTTCAAGAACAGTTCCTTGCTAACATACTAAAGCAGGCTGAGACAGTCTCTGAAACAGGTATGCCCTTTGCGCCATCAAAGCTGGCGGATCTTTCACCACAACAGCAACAAGCAATTTCCGCTGCTACCAGCGGAGTGGGATCGTTTGCTCCGTTTCTGCAACAAGGACAAGAGGCTTTGCAATCAGGCATTACGGGTGCCGCTGGTGCAAACATAACACCTACATCATATCAGGCATTCATGGATCCGTTCTTAGAGGATGTGATTCAGCAGCAATATTCTGACATTGCTGAACAAGGACGCATGCAACAAAACCAATTAGGCGCGCAGGCTGTTGGTTCTGGTGCCTTTGGTGGGTCTAGGCAGGCTATTCAGGCAGGCGAGATAGATAGAAATGTACTTGAGCAACAGGCTCGTACAGGATCACAGCTTCGCACAGCGGGTTTTGCACAGGCACAGCAGTTGGCAGGGCAAGCCGCACAACAACAACTACAGCAGGCACAGTTGCAGGGGGCACTCGGCCAAGGCATTGCGGGTCTCGGACAGTTGGGTCAGCAGTTGGGTGTACAGGACATCAACACATTGCTAGGCGTCGGTGGTTTACAACAACAGCAGACACAGCAAGGCCTAAATATTGCACAACAAAATCTGTTGGCACAGCAACAGCTTCCATTCCAACAGGTCGGATTCTTATCAGATATCTTCCAAGGTGTGCCGGCCTTGCAGTCAACATATTCGACCACCACTACACCACCACCAAGCGCAACATCCCAGTTGCTAGGACTCGGCATCGCGGGTCTTGGTGCGGCTGGCGCCGCCGGTAGCTTTAGTAATCTGTTCGGGAGCGCATAATGAACCCAATGAATCGCAGAATGTTCCGTGATCCGATGATGGCAAGACGAGCTGCTGGTATCTTGGCATCGTCTCCAGAACTTATGGCGGCGGCACAGCGCAGAATGCCTGTTAAGATGCAGGCTGGCGGGTCAGTTTCTGGAAACTATGTAAGAGCGGTTCAAACAGCCATTCAAACTGGAGACACAAAATCTCTTCAAGAGCTTGCAAAGCCTGTAAACTATGGCGCTGCTGCAAGAACTAACGACGGGAAAGCAGCAATTGCACTAGCCACTCAGGCATTGGGTTCTCTCAAAAAGGCACAAGCTAGGGTTGAAACTGTTGAAGCTCCCGAAGCACAACAGGCTTTGCCCGACATCATGGCAGGGATTATGAGTCAGACCGATGCCTCGATAGCGGCGGAGGAGGCAAAGTTCCCTGGTCAAACAGGCTTTGACAAGGATATGGAGCGCACCAAAGCCCCGCCACAGCCTAACCCGTCTTTTAAAGGCCCTCTGTCTAATAACCCGTCTTTTCTTCCAACAACGGGATTTGACATAGACATGGAAAACACTAAATCTGATCTGCCAAGTGACAGTTCAAATACATCAGGCATTGGTGACTTTTTCTCTAAAATTGGATCAGGTTTAAAATCAGCTTTCCAAGATCCATTGGGAACAGGATCTAAGCCCGTTTCTTTTGTTGATCGAAGAAAGGCTAAAATGCAAGCGAATGTCGCTAGAGATACGGCTGAAGATATAGATTTTACACCTGCTGTAAAAAGTCCTCCTGTCGTTCCAGACATGGGTGATGATGGACCTCAAAATGTTTTAACCACTGGTGCAGATTTAGTTGAAGCACCACGAGGTGCTGGAGAACAGCTTGCTAACACTGTGTCTAAGACAATTAAGTCATCATTTGATACACCTATTGACGCTGGTGACGCTGGTGCACGGAATACAAGTGGTGCTAAACCAACAACACTTGGCAAGGTACAAAGCGCGTCAAGCCCTGTTGTTGCGTCTCTTACTAGCTCTGATCAAACTGGTCAGCAAGTGGTTCCAGAGGAAGCAAGTTCTAATGAAGTAGTTACCTCAGGTTCTGATGTAAAACCTACTGATCCGAGTAGTATCCCTCGCGGGGAAGTAACAGGTTTTGATCAAGATATGGAGACTACTGAGGCTCCTTTAACCGGAGATGATCTTTTGAATGCACCTGGGTCTTTGCTAAAAGGCAGTGATGCAGAAAGAGCAGAGCAAAATGACGCTAATCTTGGGATCGAGGGCACTACAAAAGAAAGAGTTAAAAAACGTCTTGCCTTGATGAAAGAAATTTTAGGTGAATCTGACGACATAAGAAATGATGCTAATTATAATGCAATGATGTTTGGTCTTGCTCTTGCTAGTGGAACGTCTGGAGATCTAAAAACAGACCTTGCCGAAGCAGGAAAAACTTTATTAGCAAGTAAAGCTGCGGCGGACACTGAAGAAAGAAAGAACAATCGTGCAGTTGCTACTGCTGCTATCTCAAGTGTTCTGGAACAAGAAGACAAAGAGGCGCAAAGAAAAGCTGAAAAAGAAAATTTAAACACTCGTTTAAGTTCCGCAGAAAAACTTGCCATTCTTAGCAATGGAACACAGTTAGAAATTGCTAAAGCGCAGATTAATCAACGAGACAGAGCACTTGATAAAAACATAGAATCTAAAGAGTGGATGGCACAATACGATGCCAGCAATAGGTTTAAATTAGCCGGTATTAAGATGGATCATGATACTAGGCTTGCAGCTTTTTCAGCCGATGCGGCGTTTAAACGCGCGAAACTTGGGGCAGAGGTTCAATTAGAACTTGCTGATTTTAATCAAAAGTCATTAAACAATCGTCTAGAAGCTCAACTTGCTGTGGATATTGAAAAGTTTGGACAAGATTCAGCGGAAGTTAAAAGAATTAAGTACTTGCAAAATAATCCTGAAGCTAGAGACATGCTTATAAATATTGCAAAGGCATCTAAATCAGGCGGGTTTAGTTTTGATGAAGAACTAGCTTTGAAAATGGCAGGTAATGATAACTTAGCATACTTCCCGTCCGGTGCGGCAGGAATGATAAGTACTTTAAAATCCTTAGCAAGCGGTAAGGCGCCTGCGGCGGGAGGTGGTTCTACCTCTGACGCTCCTACAATGATGCCATCATTTACCATCGATCAGATAGCGGGTTCTGAAAAAGTGAAAGAGGGTGGTCAAGTAAGACTAGGAGACGGAAACATATACGTTCGTCAAGGAAACAATCTAATTCGTCAGTAGGTAGATTAAAATGGCTGAACCCATCTTAGATTTAACAGGGGTTCCTTTGCCAAAGAACGAACCCATCTTAGATTTAACAGGGGTTCCTTTGCCAAAGGAAGATGAAGACGAGGAGATCAGTACCTTTGGTGACATCGCACAGGGTGTCGGGGCTGGTGCAGTTGGTTTGTTTCAGGGCATTGCTGAGACAGCCGCATTAGTTCCTGATCTTGCTTTTGGTACTGACACAGCCAGTTCTGTTACTAAAGGATTTGAGGCTACAAAAGACTATCTCGGTCTTACTCCTGAAACAACCGCTGGAAAAACTGCTGAAGCTTTAACAACATTCGGTGCCGCACTTATACCTGTAATAGGGTGGGTTGGCCGTGCCAGTTCCGTGGCTCGTGGTGCATCTGTTTTGCCATCAAAAAGTATTCTCAAATCTGGCGCAGATGCTTTCGGAAAATCAAAAGCTGGCAAGGCTCTGTTGGGTTCTGAGAGTGCCTTTACTGCTAGAGCAAAATTAGCTGCAACAACTAGCTTGGCCGGTGGTGCAACAGAAATGATTGTTGCTCCTGATGGAACTCATACCCTTTCTGATTCATTTGATATATTGCCTGATGCCTTAGAAACAGAAGTTGATAGTGGTCTTCAGGGTAGAGATGAGGCAGCTCGTCGGCTTCGCAACAAACTCCGCATGGGTATTGAAGGCACCGCATTGGGCCTTGGATTTGAAGCAGCGTTTCCAGTTCTTGGAACCACAACTAGAGCAATAAGCAGTCTCCCAGGTGTGCCGGCTACAGCTAGGGCTGTCAGTGGTGGTTTTGACTATTTAGGAAATAAATTATCTGGTGCATTTGAGGGCAAGGTCGGTAAATACTTTACGGCAGCGGGGGAGACACGCAAAGATATATTTGAAAACATTAGAACAATAGAAAATGTTACAGACTCTGATGCTGATGTCGCCGCGAAACTGTTTGCTTCTTTTGACAAAGAAGCAAGAAAGGTTGTCGGCGGTCAAAAGCTACTGGGTCGCGGCAAAGAGGGTGTGCAACAGGCCTATGATAATCTTCTTCTATTTTTGGAAGGAGATGTAAAAGCGCTCGATCAATATGGTAAAGCTGTTGTTTCAGCCGGTACAAAAATGCGCTCTCAAATTGATTCTTTAACTGACTTGGCTGTAAGAGAATTAGAAATTGGAATTGAATCAGGTCAGATGAATAGAGATCTGGCTCAAGCTGCAATATCAGAACTGCAACACAACAAGGGGTCGTATCTTAGAAGGTTATACGAGGGTGCTTTTAGTGATGACACAGTTCTTCTATCCCAAGTTAGAAAAAAACCAGCTTATCAAAGAGCCGTAGATTCAATCGCAGATCGTATATACAAGGCTAACGCAGAGGATGGTCTTACACGCGAAGAAGCAGTAGCGCAGGCCAAGGTAGAGGTTGATTCGCATTTTGTAAAAGGTGCTCTTGACGAGGGTATTTCATCTCCTGAAGCTTTGAAACTAATAGAAAGAGCAGCAACACAAGGGGCAAAGCAGGCAAAAGAAAAACCTCTATATAAACTATCTGAGGGTTTATTTAAGAAAAGATCTAAGTTTCTTGATGTCACTCCAGCACTGCGAGAGTTGATGAATGAAGTTAGAGACCCGCAAGAGTTATACTTAAAAACAGTGTCAGACATTTCTAAGTTTGTTTCAACCAACAGATTTTACAAACAACTCAATGCTGAAAAACTAACATATGAAGAGGCAACAGAGGCCCTAAATAGAGGCGCGAAACCTCTTGTTATTTCTGGTGAGAATGTAGGTAAGAAACAAGCTCAAACTTTAAGAGATTTTGGGTATACACAGTTTGGTAAATTTAAAACTATTGAAGGTAAAGGTGCAGGAAAAACTATTTTCTCTGGTAAGTACGGTCCATTAAGCGGTGAGTATGTACCCATAGAACTAAAAGCTGCTTTGACCGCTCCAGCTAGGGCCTCGAACCTTGCTACTGAAACTTTAGCAATAGCGCTTCAAGCTAAAGGCATATCTCAGATGAGCAAGACGGTACTCAATCCCGTTAGCCAAGTTCGTAACTTTGGTAGTGGCACCTTCATGGCATTAGCCAATGGCAACCTTCCAAGGACCGCAGAAATGGGAGCGGCTTTTGATGGTGTGTTTAAAAAGATAAACGCGCTGTCTGATGAAGAGGCAGATAATTTTTACAGAATGATTGGTGATCTTGGCTTGGTTGATGAAAACTTAGCTGTTAACGAAATGAAGAGTTTACTTAGAGAGAGTCAAGGTCTTAAAACTGAAAAGGTGGCTACCAGTATAAACTCAATGATAGAAAGAGTTCCTGGGGTAAAGGCTCTTCAAAAGATTTATTCTGACACAGATACGTACTGGAAGACTGTCGGATTCCTTGGTGAAAAGGCTAAGTATAGTGCGGCTCTTAGAAAGTCTGGCCTCGATCCAGAAAACATTGGGGGAGATGTTGGTCTTCAACTTGTTAGATCGGGCCTTGCGCCTAGATCTTCAGAACTAACAGGGAGATATGGATTCCTTGATGTTTTTGCGTCTGACATTGTTAAAGAGACAATGCCCATTTACTCACGAGTCCCAGATGTAATTAAAGGAATTCGCCGCATACCAGTGGCTGGTAACTTTGTAGCTTTTCCGGCAGAGGTGTTGCGTAACTCAACAAACATCGTCAGAAGGGGTAGTAGAGAACTTGGTTTTAAAGCGTCAGATGATCTGATTGAATCAATTAAAACATCAAGAAATTTAACTGATGAACAAGCTATAGCAGCGGCAAGACAATTAGAAAAAGAGATAAGAGCAATCGGTGCTAATAGATTAACGAGCTACATAAGTTCTGCCTTTGTAATACCTGCCACTATATCTAGGACTAGCTACGCGGCAACTGATGTTAGCGAAGAAGAAGTTAATAAGATGAAGCCTTTGCTTCCTGACTATATGCAGGGTAGCCAGCTTATGTCTTTAGCTGCTCCTAAAAACGGGAAGTGGGAACACGCTGATCTTAGTTATATAATGCCTTATGATTTTGCTTTGGCTCCTGCTCGAAGGGCAATGCAGATTTACCAAGAAAAAGGTTCATTGAATGCTAGTGAAGTAGAACAAGTGGGTGGTGCTTTATGGGGAGCCTTTTCATCTTTCATGGAACCTTTCGCTAGTGAGTCTTTAATAGCAGAACGAGTTCAAGATGCGTTGCCTCAAAACTATTTTGGCAGAGGAGGAGAAACAGCTACAGGATCTCCGGTATGGAATGATGCAAACGACCTTGGAACTAAAATGCGAAACAGTTTCTTGCATGTTATGGGAGGATTTAATCCTGCCATAGTAGAAATGTTGGTAAAACCAACAGCCGCAGGATTTGAACAAGGCCGTGTCTCAGCAGCGATTACTGGTGACCCTTCAAGAACAGGTCGCGAGTTCAACGTGCATGAGGAAGCATTTACCGCAGCTAGTGGGGTTCGTAAGCTTGAACTTGATGCTAGTAAATCTTTAAGCTATAAAGGCTATGAGTTTACACAACTCCGTTCTCAATCTCTTGGAAACTTTACAAGAGTAGCCAAAGCCAGCAATACAACCGAGGAGGATGTTTTGCAGGCCTATAGGTCAGCCAATGATGATGCTTTTAGGGCACAAAGGCAGATGTTCGGGTTTATAAAAGCAGCAGAAGCAGCAGGACTTGACGAACAACAAATAATTACTGCGTTAAAAAGAGACTCCAACCTTGGAACAAGAGAGTTAGGAATGCTTCTTCAAGGTAAATTTTTGCCTGTTAATATAAGCTCTAAAACAGTTAAAGATATTTACATAAAAACAGAAATTAAGGGTGAACCACGTAAACTAGCCATGCTTCCGGTTAGAAAACTTAAAGAACAATTCCAGCAAAATCTTGGAAGACCTTTGGCGGCTCCTGATGTAGAGGTAGAGGAGACCCCCTCTGTTATTGATTTATCTTCAGTTCCTCTTCCAGATTCTCAAACAACACAACAATCAGCCGCGCCTACAACGGCGCCGGCACAACCAGTACAACCACAAGGTCAGGCACAGCCAAGCACCAGAACAGACCCAGCGTTTCTTGGGTCTGACATATTCAGTGCTATGAAGAACATGATGACCTTTAGATAAGGAAAACAATAATGAACAAAGATAGATTGCGCGAAGAGATCGCGGAGGACGAGGGGTGCAAGTATGAAATATACTTAGATCATCTTGGTTTACCCACAACGGGTATTGGTCACTTAATTACAGAATCGGATGAAGAGCACGGCAAGCCTGTCGGCACAGTGGTCGAGCAAGAGCGGGTCAAGCAACTGTTTAACCTGGACATGGCTGTCACAGTTGATGAGTGTAAAGTTCTGTATCCAGACTTCGACGACCTGCCCGAAGAGTGCCAGCACATCATAGCAAATATGATGTTCAACATGGGGCGCCCTCGACTTAGCAAGTTCAAGGGCATGAAGGCTGGCGTAGATGCCCGTAATTTCAGTGCCGCAGCCGACGAGATGGTCGATTCCAGGTGGTATACGCAGGTTCCCAACCGCGCGAGGCGTTTGGTAGACCGTATGCGCGCACTTGCAAATGACTGAAAACACTAAGAAAAAACATCGATTCTCGTGGACTTCGTTGGCACTGGCTGTGTGCTAGTACCTTGAGGTCGCTGAGAATCGATGTAGGTTAGCCGACTTCTCCCCAATTCTCCCCAAACTCCGCGTCAACTTCAAAGGGCACCTTTAGTTGAGGGACACATGTCTCCATGATCTCCTTTATACGCGAAGCGTCTTCTCGGCTCTCCACACTGAAACATAATTCATCATGCACCGTTAGCATAGGTGTCAGTCCTGCGGCATAACAGTCCACCATTGCCTTCTTTGTTTGGTCGGCGCTTGAACCTTGGATGAGTTTGTTCAGTGCTTTATATGTAAAGGCACGACGAATCATGCCCCTGCCGCCATATTCTTTTGCCGCCTCCTCAAGCTTCAGTGCTTTGTGATATCCATATGATTTAGGCTCCCACATATCAAAGCGGCACTTTCTTCCTAACCATGTTCTAATCTGACCTGTCTTGGCAGCTCTCTCCATAGCTGCATCAGCCATGCCCTTAACGAAAGGAACATTGGCGTGATAGTTGTTCATTAGGTCAGTGGCCTCCTCCGTATCTATACCAAGCACGTTAGCCAGCTTGCCTTTGCCCATGCCATACATGATACCCAGGTTAACGGTCTTGGCTTCTTTTCTGGTTATCTCAGCCAAGTCTGCAACCATCTGGTGGAAGTCAGCATTGCCTTTGTGATATGCTTCCACAACAGAGGCAACGGCCGGATGTGGGTTCTTCATACTAGCGCAGTAGTGAGCCAACCATCGAGGCTCTTGCGCCGAGTAGTCAAAGCTTCCCCACTTGCACCCCTCCTCTGGGATAAACAGGCCACGGATCATGGCTTTGATTTCTGGATCTCTTGCTGGGATCTGTTGGAGATTCGGATGGGACGAAGAAAATCGTCCGGTAACTGTGCCCCCTTCATCTGTACGAAGAGGGTGAAAATCACAATGGATACGATTGTTATGCGAATGCTCAAGGATTGTCTCAACAAATGTGGTGTTTGCCTTATTAAACTCCCGAAGGCGTACAATCTTTTGCGCGACAGGGTGCTCATGATTAGACAAAAAGTTCTTTGTAAAGGAGGGAGCATCCGTATTTTTTGTCCTGTTGTACGAAAGACCAAGACTGTCGAACACTTGTGCTACCGATGCAGCGGACCACGGCTCCACGGCGACCCCAGTCTCTTCCTCTATTTCTTTAAGTAGCACACCTTCGCGCTTAATCAGTTCTTTCTTTGTGGACTCTGCCTTGTCCGTGTCTATCCTTACACCCTTCTGTTTCATGTCAAGAAGAACAGGAATCAGTGCTGACTCCAACTCAAAGATGCTAGACACCTCATCTTTCTTTAACTCTACACTCAGCCTGTCCCAAAGCTTTAGGGTCACCGAAGCATCTTGCTCGGCGTATCGTCCAACAAACAACGAGTCCAGCTTCCACATCTCTGCCTTTGGATCCACGCCATACATCTCAGCGGCAGAGCGAAGCATCTTCTCGTTCTTCCACTCACCCAGATATTCACCAGCTAGTGAGTTCAGGTTGTAGTATCTGCGGTTCTCGTTCAGCAGGGGCGCAGCTATCATAGTGTCGATAATCTTGCCTTGCACCTCGATGCCAGCCCATCTTAGCCACCCAAGATCATACATCGCATTATGCATAACCTTCTCAATGTTAGGTGTAGCTAATTGTTTCTTCAGCCAATTGACCACAAGTCTTTCAGGTAGGTTACCTGACTCGTGCCTGACTGGGTAGTAGCCACAGAAGTCTCCAGCCGCCACGGCGTAGCCAATCACATAGCCATCGCCTCTGCACCAGCCTGGTCCTAACTTCATCAAGTTTGGATCTCTGGTCTCAAGGTCTATAGATATCCTGTCGTACTTGGTTAGATCAGGGAAGCTTGAGGGTGGTTGCCACGTAGCCTCTTCATCAAAGATATCAGCTTTCATCGTTTATCAACTCCCCGCCCAACGCGGCATATCCGATTATGTCTACCCATGAATCGTCCTTGTGTATGTCCTCGGCTAGTCTTGCCAGCTTCAAGCCCACCATACAGGCTACCACATCCTCAGGCTCGATCCTGCTTTCCAGTTTCTTATCAAGCAGTATGTTCCATATCTGAGCTATGCGCTCGTGGTTCTTCTTAGCTGGCCCATACTGCATGGCCCTTGGGCCGTTGATCAGTGCCTCGGCCTCTCGCAGGAAGTCCTCTCTGGTTTTTATTTTTTCTTGTTTCATCAGATCCTAAACCTTGTATCGCCACTTTCAACAATGTGTAAGCTCTTCTTTGCTCTTGTCATGCCTACATAAAAACAACGGATCTCACTGTCCTGATCCTTGCTGTTCTCACACGCCTTGTTGGTCTCTGTCAGCAGGACCACGTTATCTGCTTCTCCGCCCTTGGCCCCGTGTATGGTAGACAGTCTGATCCTTGGCTTTGTATTACCCAGAATCTTCTCGCCCATCCTACGAACAGCGGTGATGTAGGTAACCTCCTTGTCAGAGACCTTTATAACATTAGACCAGTGCATCTGGTTGTCTGCAGCAAAGCCACAGTTCTTAACCAGATAGTCTAGGTTGTATGTCATCTCACCATCCAAACTATTCATCTTGCGCTTACATGATCTTGACGCAACTTCCGTGCGAACAAACTTGGTAAATGCTCTCAGCGTATCGAAGGATATGTCCTCGCCCCTGCACAACCGTATCCAAGTCTCAAGGCTGCCTAGTATGTGCTCCGATACAGACCATCCATTCTTTCCTCTAGCCTCACGCCAAAACAACATGCCCTGATTTTTCAACGCATTTCCAAACTCATTGACCACCGCGTTAGTTCTACCCAAGACCAGCCACTCACCCTCTTTCATGTCGATAGTATACGGATCGTAGTGCCAATGAACGGAACCCTCGTGGCTTCCTGGAGACCAGTACTTCTCTTGACGAATGCCAACCCGACTGATGAGACTTGAAGCTTGGTTGAATATTTGTGGAGGAAGCCTGTAGGATTTGTTCAAAACTTCAATATTTTCACAAGACTTCATGAAGTCTTGAACATTCACACCGGCAAAGTTATAGATGCATTGGTCATCATCGCCGGCATAATATATGCTCTCGGCCCTTGGTACTAAGACCTCCTTTACCATTTTCCATTGCAAAGGTGCTAGGTCTTGAGCCTCATCAATGATCAGCAGATCAAGATATGGAGCCTCTCCATTTTCGATAAACTGTTCTATCATATCAACAAAATCAAGCTTACCCTTTACGCTCTTGTATGACTTCACTGCGGAGTCCACAACCTCAAGCTGGGAGCGAGACAATCTCCAGTCATCCATGCTGTTGAACTGATGTATCAGATCTATGCCCTTTACGCGCGCGAGATTTATAACATTAATGTATGCATCACCGCCTCTGCCCGGTTTAAACAACAGACCCTCATCCATGTTCAGAGATCCGTTTGATGTAAAAGGAAGACCGACTATTTCTGACAATTCGTTCCAGTCTCCACTCCGCAGCACATCAGGCTTTTGCAGACCAAGAGTGTGATAGGCCAACGAGTGAAGGGTTCTAAAATTTACGAAGTCCTTTACATCAAGGTTAAACTTGTTGACCGCCCTGCTTCTGGCCTCCTCCGCAGCTTTCCGAGTGAAGGAAAAGAAACCTATGCGCGTGGGGTGGGTGCCCTCTTGCAACGCATCATCCACAATGTTCAAAAGCTTTGTTGTCTTGCCCGTGCCTGGGGGTCCGAAGATCGTAGTTTCCATTTTAATCCTCCACCTTCTCGTAAAGGTGAGTCTCCACTATAGCATCCTCATAAGACCCACCATTTATACAAGCTTCATTGGCGCACTTATCGCAGCAGTCACCTGCTTCTATCGACTCTAATTTTTTGTAGTAAGTGACCCATCTGCTTCCACAATTGTCACAATAGAAATGTGCTTTGTACTTCATCAGAACGGCACCTCCGCTTCTTGATACTCTATGTCTGGCACATCGACTTGTGCCTTGAACTCAGGTATGTGCCACACTCTGACTGTTCTCCAATCTCCCTTTGAGTCTTTAAATCTTTTTGACCCACTTGCATTACCGTCTGGATTCATCTCCTTCAGGCGTTCCTGAATCTGCCCACGACTGTAACTGTCAAAGCGATGGTTACGTAAAAACTTTAGAAGAGCCTCGATCCTGAAGAATGTGACTCCGTCCTCGGTCCAAGGTTTGCCAAGCACGAGTTCCTCTGGACTCATGGCCTGTACCCTGCCCGTGCAGAAGTCCTCAAGGAAGTCATAGAACTGACCCTTGTATGTTAACTCTTCAGGCACATCGATCTCGCTCATGTCCTGCATCAACATGGCAACCAGATCTTGCCACTCTGATATCTTCAAAAGTGGTGGCATGATTCTGATCTGCTCCATGCATGCCTTCTGAAACTTCTGTGGTGTTTGCAGCTCCTCTGTTGTCAACTCAACTCTGCTACCATCAACGTCACAGAACCAGACAGGTGGTTCAGACTTCACAACACACAGTCCTGTTATCTCTGAGCTTGCCCTGTTGCTACCCACCCCGTACTTGCGTGTCTTGCACAGCGTTTTGTTACAACGTGATTTAAATGGCTCCTGCTGACACGGGTAGCCATACTCTTTTTTCTCGTGCTGTTGCTGTACAGTAACTATCTCAGAAGCTGGTAGCGGAGGAGACACATGATTTATGTTCAACTCTTCAAGCCTAGATCTCCAGTTCTCCGGTTGCTCTTTCTTGCACCCAACACAGGCGCCAAACATCACAGTGTTTCTTGTGCCCTCAGGCACACCGTCTGAGAACAGGCTCTGTAAACACGGGGGCCAGTCAGCAAACTCAGGCTTGCTCTTGCCAA